GGTCTTTTTATTTCTATTCTGTTTAGCTGTTTTAATAGCAGACTTAGAATATTTATCTACACCAGCAACCGCTACAGCAGCTTTAAAAGATTCTTTGTAGTCTATGGCTTCTCCAATAACAGGGTCGAAGCTATAGATAGTAGTACCTATTGTGCTTTCAGGATACTGAAGCGAGAAGTACTTTGCTTGCGCTCTGTACTTTGTATAGTCCTCTAACACAGGTTGGAAGTAAATCTCTGTATTATGGGTACGCAAGGTGTAACCATTTTGTTTGGCTAACCTGACCATAAGTTGCCAGTCGCTACGACCAGCTTGAGATATTTGAGGATATACTCTTGGGTGCGGAACAGAGTAACAAGCAAATCCATATTTGTTAGCTATTCTTTTAACTACCTGGTCTGCTGTTATGTTTTTATACACTGTTTCAATTTGGTTTCTCATATTACCAGAGGCGCTAATAAACCCTACTTCTGTGTAGTTTTCTCCAGGAGTAATGCAGGGTTTAACATAGTCAACGTATCCATTAAACGTTACATACTCGTTGCTACCAGTGAGCTTTATGCTCATAGGGCTATTAGTAGTTATAGCGTCGTAGTCTAAATCCCAGTCTTTAAATATTATCTTTGCTGTTTCATGCTCGTATCTATTTTGCGTAAGGTCAATAGAGTATATGTACTTAGGGGAGGACGTAGCCATGGGAAAAGTCACGCTTACATACTCAAAGTTATACATTAGGAATCCTTAGCACAGTGCCTGGAGCAATGTTAAGAGCGTCAGTTATTTCTGGATTGTTTTCTAGTATGTACCACCAAGACCCTGGTCTTTTATAATACTGGAATGCAATTTCATCTAAACGTTCTCCTTCTACATAGGTATGCTCGTAATATGAGATTAAACCTATATCTGAGAACTGGTAGAAAACTACAGGGTATGCGTCTTCGTTAACATCGGTAGAGATGTAGTCGATAGTTGAGTACTCGTATCTAGAACCTTGATATATAGGCATATTAATATCCAATCACTTGAGAGCCAGTGAAGCAGCGAATTCCCATAGCTACCTGTGTTCTGATAGGAACCATTGCTTGATTAAAAGCTATGTGGTTAACATTTAACGAGTTTATCCAACCTACATAGGACAGGCACTGACCTGTGGGTCCAAGCTGTATTCCAAGAAGAGTTGGTGGCAAGAAACCTATGTCAGCTGTCTTTCTTCCTAGCAAGTTAGCCCAGTCTCCTGTTTCACCAAGACCGCTTCCGTTCACTGTTTTAAATAAATACTCTAAGTCGTGAAGAGTACCTAGTTGCGCTAGCTCTTGGACTTTTTCCACAAAGAGGCTCTCTCTATTATCTTGTAGTGGGAACAACCCTTTTCTATAAAAATCAGAAAGACTCTTCCAACCTTTTTGTGGTACTCCAGTGCCAGTCTGTTCGGCGCGAATACATGCAAAGTCATTAGTTCTATCAATAGTTATATTTAAGTTTATATATTCCATAGAAGGGAAAACACCGCTTACTGTGCGGAAACGGTCTTTAATAGATGGTGTTACCTCTAGGTTAACATCTACACTTAAACTAATAGACTCTGGGTTCCATAGGAATTGGAAACCAAACTTTCTATCTCTGATGGCGCTTAACTTTGCAGCTTTCTCAAATCGAGCTAAACGAGACGCCGCTCTTTGGGCGCCACCATCGGTATAGTTTGATGGAGCATTTTGCACAGTAGTGTTACCCGCATCATCTGTGGTTAAAGTTGTAATAGCTGAGTTTGTATCATAGAACCAGAGACGACCTCTACGCATTCCATGAAAATTAAATATGTCATTTCCTCTAGGGTCTTCTGAATAGGTAATTGAATCTAAGCCCAAACTGGTTATTAATCTTCCACCGTCTTTTATAGGAGAGCCAGCCCTGTCAACAGTTAGAGGTTCTGTGGGCAAGCTCCAAAGATGCGGAGGTAGATTAAATTTAAATGTTTCGTCTGGCAGCTTATTCGCATTAGATTCAGGTTTGGGGGCTTTAGGGTCCTGTGGGGTGTCAGAGGCTCTAGAAGATTTTCTTTCTGCCTCTATTTCACTAAACGTTTTTGTACTAGAAGGTTGGGTATTAGCTGTCTTGTTTTGTCTAGATTGTAAAGGGCCCACAGCAGTAGTAGGTTTAGTAGCTCCTGTTTTTCTAGTAGGAGCTAGCGGCGATAAAAACGGACTTGACATTAGCTTTTACCTGCATTTCCTGTTGGGTCGTCTAGTATTTTTTTCACTTCTTTAGCTAAGCTTTTAGCATCACCCTTATAACCATTAATGTTAATTGTCACATTGTTAGTAGTGCCAGAACCGCCCATACCACGTTTGCTTGGGTCTTCTGTAATCCAAGGACTATTGCTGGTTATCCAGTCTTTAAATGAACCAACTCCTTTAGATAAACTACTCATGAAGCTAGTGCCTTCAGAGCTATCGCCACTTGAACCAGAGCCTTTTAATCCCAGTTTACGTGCGGTGTTTACCCAATGTTTATTGAAGTTAGACCCACCTCCAGATAAGTCGGCAGCAATCATTGCATTGATATATGGGTTGTATAGGTCTTCTCTACTCTTGTAACCATACTTACCAAACTTTTCAAGGTATTGCTTATGTCTATCAACGCCCATTTGACCAAGCATATTAATTTGAAATAGTCCATAAGAGTCGTCTTTTTTAAGAGATGGGTCGCTATGTCTTCCAGGTATACCACCAGACTCAGCTCTAATAACATCAATTGCGGTTTCTATGTTTTTATCTTTAAACCCAGCAGCAGAAAGGATAGCTCTAAGGTCTTTATCAGACATGCCTTGTTTAGAGCCAGCAAGAGAAGCTCCTAGTCTGGATACGTCTCCACCGTCTCCACGAGTAATGCCTAGTTGGTGATTAGGAATAATAGTTCCGTCTACTTTAGGAACGAATAGTTCTGGACCACGTTCACCTACAAGATAGGGAGAACGTCCAGCTACGGGACCGCCATCTGCTTTACCTGGAATGAAATTACCAATAATTGGTATTCCTTTTAATCCTTCACTAAATCCCTTTATGCCCGCAATAATTTGTAGCAGACCTGTTACTCGGTCAAAAGCATTCATGACGTTGGCAAAACCAGTGGCAACTACGTTTGCTCCAGCAGCACCTTTAGCCTCAGCTCCAGACACTTGTTGCAGAGTACGCATAGCTTCTTCAGTTCTTCTGCTTTGACCTTCTACGTAACCGCTTAAAGCGCCTCGTTTTTTAAGTTCTTTCTTTGTTATCTTAGTTACACCAGATGCTTTAGCGTATAGATATGCCTTAATCTGAGAAATAACAACCTCATCTTGACCAAAGTACATTCGCATCATGCTGTCAAGAGAGTTACCAGGCAAGAAACCCATATCAAGGTCTTCTGCGGTAATAGGTTCCCCGCCCATTTTTTCTCTGTTTAACTTATTCCAAATCTGTTCTGCAATTTCTTTAGGGCTTTTAGGTTGTCCTGTAATTGGGTCTCTAGCTTGAATACCCATAAAGCCAAGTAAATTAACAGTTCTAGGTGCCTGCATAGCTGCCATAGCCTGCATAGAACGCTCAACACCTACTCCAGGAGTAAGAGCTGACATAGTTCCAACCCCCCTTAACATATTATTATTTAAAAAGCTTTGACCTATACCAGCTGCTTGTGCAGCTAGCATTGCTTTAGGGGCATCTAGTGTGTCAGTTATAACACCTGAACTAGCTAGTACTCTTTGTCTACGTTGCACTTCTAATGCTTGAGCATGAGCTGAACCTGGTTCAGGAGGATTCATTCCTGTGGTTTGAGTTGTGTATCTGTAAGACCTATCGCCAGAAGCAGTGCCGCCTCCACCGCCAAAAAATCTAGTTCTACCAATCAAATAATCCATGGCAACTGCATCATTGACTGCAGGTATGCCTGTATAAGTAGCGCCAACAGCAGCAGCGCCTATAGCACCTCGGTTATCATTTATATAACCTCTAATACGACCCGAATCTATGCCGCCGCCAAAAGCCATCATAGGTCCCATTTGTGGGACGGGCGGTTGATAGAAAACCGTGTTGTCGTCTCTAATAGACTGACCTGGAGCCATGCCTCCAGCAAAACTACTTATCTTTTGGGCGCCAGCAGCCATGCTGGCAGTAAAACCTGCGCCTCCAGAACGGAGAATGTTTACTTTATTGACAAGAGAGTCAAGTACATTACTTAACTGAACAAAAGCGTTAGTAGTGGAGCGTTCACCACCCATGTTCATCTGTGACTTTGAGTCCACTACTTAACTCTCCTTTTAGCTCTTTCTATCCAGTTACGTCGCTCTCTAAATGAGAGCGACCGTATGTCTGCTAACGTCAAACCTCTGAACGTTCTAGTCAATACTTCGTATTCGT